TGAGTGTATTATAAAGACTCATTTCGCACTGTGGTGTGCCAAGGTAAAGTATCTTACCCTCTGGCTTGAGTACCGCATCGAATTCCTTAACAGCTTCTGCAAGACGCTCTCGCATCATGTGGGTCATGCTGTTGTTTGGTACTTCAACGTCATCAGCAATGATAATGTCTGCACGAGAACCTGTAAGCTGTCCGGTGATACCGACAGACTTAACACTAGCGGAACCTGATGCCTTGGCAGGGCCAACATCGAATGCAATCTTAGACCACCGCTGGTGATCTTTAGCGATCAGGTGGCTACACATTGGTAGTTCCATAATCAGACGTTGAGTGAATGTGGAGAAGTCATCTGCACGAGCCTTTGATGCGGAGACAACCATAAACTTAATCTCAGGATCAAGCAGTAGCTTCCACACTACAAAAGCGGCAGTGATGTAACTCTTACCAACTCCACGGAATGCCTCAATGATTGCTCGTCTAGGAGCATTCTGGAGATACTCGGCCATGTCGTACTGTACTTCTGTCGGGTCTGGTAGTGCCAGATGCTTCCATACAATAAACAGGAAGTTCCTGAAGTCGTGTAACTCTTGAGGCAGTTGTGGGTTCATCTTGAGTTCCTTTATTTTTTCTTGAAGCCTATCTTCATACTAGCGTAGGCTTTCTTTGATACAGTTGAGTTTTTCTTTGAACGGCTGGTGCCATTCTTTTTTCTTGCATTAATGTTTGCGTATAAACCTTTGTTAGCCATTTCGACTCCTATTTCTTTTCTTAGACATAATGCGTAAGTTACTAGAGGCATTATTCTGTGGGTTACGATCTACGTGATCAACGTCTCTACCTTGTACAGCGGCTGCGCCTTTATCACGGATCACTTTACGCCTTGCACGTTTCCGTGCGGCATTACGAAGGCGCTGTTCAGGTTGCTTGTGGTAGTTGTCATATTCTTTGCGGTAATCTCTAGCCATCTTTTTGTCCTACTATCTTCGGTTGGAACGGTAGAGCCTCTAACAAGTTACCCATTGCAGTATCTGCTTGGATAATGTCGAGACTAGCGTTGTTGTCCTTGAGGAACTTAGCGGCAACAGCTAACTCTGATGCAGTAGCTTCACCTGACTTAACTCTTACGAGTAGGTCTTTGGCAAGTGCGTCATGCAACGTGTCGATAATTTCACGATCTGTAGACATATTAACCCCTCCATTTTGTTCTGTTAGCCCAGTAAGCGGCTGATGATTTACCTTTAGCAATGTTCTTACCGTGGCGGCTTCTAAAAGCCTTACGTTGCTTGGCACTTCTGTTTGTCTCAGCACCTTGCTCACCAAAGCGGATAATCTTTAACTTACCGCCAACTCGTGTCTTAACGACATGAGATTTATTTTTGTGACTGGGGGTGGCTCTAGGTGCGTCTACCTTGAGGCTGTCTTTATTTAACTTAGCCATTATTACTCCTTAGTAACACCAAAGCATTGCTTCGGTATCTCTGATGTCCACATGGACAAATGTTTTAGCTACACCTACGGAGAAACCCAGAGACGTTGCAAACTTAACGATCTTCATACGCTGTGAGCCTCCAGACACTTTAATGTCAGCGGCAATCCCTTTGGTATGTGTACCGCCACCATTGGGTTTATGTCGCTCCGCACTGTGGGTGGGATCACGATAGCCGCTAGTTACGATAAACGGGAAGCCACATACTTCTCTTAGGGTATCTAGTTTATGTATGAACTCGTCTTTGATCTCGTTGTTGCCTGTCTCCATGCAACGGAAGTCATCTTTGTCAAAGTATATGAAGTCTGTCATTTGTCTCTTTGCACTCCTTTAACTTTTTCTGTGGTTCTCATGGCACCTAGACCTAGCATACCAAGCAGTACTGGCATCATTTGACTTAGATCAAGGATTGGGACAGTGATCGCAGACCCAAAAAGAGCCAGCGTGAAATTTGCCATTGGTATAACCAAGAAGTTACTCGCCATACCAAGTACAGCCACCCACCCAACAGCGGGTCGCCAGCCAGAAACAAAGAGCGACTTATGTGCCGCCTCCGTCTTATTAACATCAAGTTGAGCCTTCGCAAGTTCCTGCGCGTGTCTCTCAGCCATCGTACTGAGTTCAAATGCAATGGCATTCTTCTTATCTTTATCCTCTATGAATTTGTCAAGAAGGCCCGATACAGGGCCTATTAGTGATTGTAACATTATTGTCTCCTATTCTCGGAACATATAAGCGACTGCCGAAGCTATAGCAGCTACGACTAACCATACGAACCTTTCAAGTACGTTTCTGGATGATGTGTTTTCGTTTACCTTTTCGGTCAAAGCATCTGTGTGTTGCTCTTGATCGTCAAGTCTATACTCATGTCTGTCAACACGCTGGTTAACTGCATCCATTCGTTCTTCCAGACGCGCTAGGGTGGCGACTACCTCCACTAGCTTGTCTATTTTGTTTTCGATTCTATCGAGGCGTTTAAGATCATCCATGTTCATCCTAGACCTCGTTAGGTAAGTTATAACGAGCGTATGCTTTGACAGGGCCGTACTCTAAAGTCTGCCTGTTAAACACAAAGCCCCAACACCAAACTACATCACAGTCAGTATGGGTAGTAGGCGGTAGTGGATAGGCTAAACCTTTATCTTCACAAAACTGCCTAATTAGTTTAGGCGTTGCGTAAGCATAATAATCTACTAAGTCATTTAAAGTCCCATCTTGGTGATGCGTATGAGCGTAGAAGTTACGTGCATTCTGAGGCAGTTCAGGGGTATCGCCATCATAATTCTTGAAAACTACCTTTAACATAACCTCTTCAGTTTCGAGGTCGAACTTTAAACCGTACCATTCGTATAGGTTATCCATTAGATAGGATGTACCAAATCTTAATAGCAACTCTTCACTGGGTTTAACACCAAAATTGTAAAAGCTAATACCAGTGTTGGTATAAGGTTCTCTATAAGCAGTGTAGCGGCCAAGAATATTGTACTCCCATCTCAGCCAATTATCATAGTCTGGGAAGGTTTCTTGTAATTGTTCAACCAAAGCAACAGCTTCAGATATACCAGTTGAGTAATCTTGCCTTACTATTTGTTTATCGCAGTAGACATCATCTCGACACTGGCCTTTAAAAAAGTTAGCCAAACAGTCATTTAAAAGTGCCTCATCTAATGAAAGCTGAATTTCATCTTCACTTAACGCGCCTTTAGGCACTTCAATGTACGCACTACCTCTGGTTAAAGTAGCGTATGTCTCAGAGGAATCTAAGTCATTTACTTTAGTTGTATAATCTCTACTAATCATGAGAACACCACCGATTTTGTTGCACCAATTGTTGTACCGAAGGGGTTAGTACTAGAAGACCAATACCATTGAGTAGTGCCAGAAGTAATGTTGGTTGCGAAAGTAGCAGCACTCCTTGCAAAAGCTACACCGTTAACAGTCATGGTGGTAAACCCGCTGTTTGTTACTGTAGCATTGCCTGTATTTATTAGAAATCTAACCTGATTGCTGTTGTTGTTCCAGTGTAAGTCACCAATACTAGCGTTATTTTTAATATTAAAAGTACCGTCTGAGATAGAACCTGCGGTATGTGGCCGAATTGACGAAAATATGTCACCAGCAGTTAGTCCGTATCCTCCGGGGGTATACTGAGAAGGTGTTAGGTAACCCACAGTTACAGTTTGAGTTTCTATTGCCGCAGACTTTCCTCGTAAGTGGCCTAAACCAACGCTTACGCTTCCAGTCCGTTGTGCCAATGCTCTAACATTGTTTTGACCAAGGCTTATAGTTGGTGTGTGAACACCTGACGTTCCTAAGAGAAGTTCTTTAGCAACACTACGTCCAGTGGTGTTACCCGCTAGACGTATTAATCCTGATGATTGTAGGGCCATTACGAACCTCCTTTAAGTTGTTCAACCTCTGCTTTAAGTTCTTTAATGGACTCAACTAGCAAGGCAATTACTGCGTTATAATCTACAGTCTTAGTACCGTCCTCTGACTCAGAGACAGCTTCGGGTAATACAACTTCAACCTCTTGAGCAATGACACCTGCGTAGCGTCTCTCAGGGTCTTTGTCGAGTAAGTCATTACGCTGGTAAGTGTTACCGCTAAGTGTGCCTACTTTTTCTAATGCACCTTCGATTGGTTGGATATCATCCTTCAATCGTCTGTCAGAATAAGCAGTGACGTTGCCTGTCGCTGTGAAGTGACCTGCATCATCAAAAGTAAAGCGGGTTGTACTTCCATCACGGATGTACATATTGTTACCGCCAGATTCTAAGTCGATATAGAAATGACTTCCGCTGAAGAACACTTCAACGTCAGAATTATTACCAAAAAGTAGTTTCTTACTATCGTTAAACCTGAAGAAACCGTCAGCCCTTGCATGCCATCCATTGTGGGTCATATCGTTACCACGTAAGTTTATCGTATCCCCAGAGGTGTTACCTAAATAAGTATTAGTAGCATAGATGTAGCAGTTAGGTACGCTAGACTGAATATAGAAGTCACCTCCTGCATAGGCTGTGCGAGTACCACTGTCGTTGTAGAAGTAGCCAGTAGAGCCGTCAGCGGCAGAGTAAAGCCTGTTACCTCTTAGGTAATTAGCTGACAATACCGCAGAGGATGTATCATTTGCATCAGAGCGTAAGAATTGTGAACTGTCGATACCATCGAGCGTTCCTGCGTCA